GTAACTGGGTTGTACCAGATCACATCATCGTCAGCCCAGACTTCGCCAAAAGCAGTGCCGTTGGTTGTAATGCCGCGCACCACGCCAAACACGGTAGCACGCCCAAAACCATTAAGGGCCAAGTTCTCAGTAGCTATGCCGATAATTGCATTGACGTCTGTAATGCCTGCAACCGTAGGGGCAAATTGAATGACCCCGCTAGCGCCTACAACGCCGGTGTGATATATAATTTGCAGGGGTGAGTCGGTAATAGCGGCAGACGCTTTGCCATAGACAAATATTTCTTCGCCAACTTGCTGGGTAATGTTGCCATTACCCATGCCCAAATTCCATGCGCCAGTAGAACCGTCATACCACATTTTGCCTGCGGCAAGAGTGACAGCCGAGCCGTTGCTAAACTGTTGAGACAAGATGCCGCTAACGTTGCCAGTGTCATCGATTGTGACTACAGAATTGTCAATGATTTTGCCGGATGTGCCATCAAATCGAGCAATAGCATTGTCGGTTGAACTGGCTGGCCCTGTTACATAGCCTAAACTGGTGATGTAAGACGAGGCTGTTGGCTGAAGCAATATGCCGTCAATCTGCTTTTGCATCTCGGCAACTTGAGACAACAAGCCAGAACAGCAGTCCTCAAGGCCCGCTGCTTCAATTTGCTTAATCAATTCAGCGCTTAAATCAACTGGCGGGGGCTGGGTTTCAACCTCTTGCGCTAGCGCTTGCAAAGCCGCATCGTAGGACGCAAGCAAAGACATAACATCGGGGCCGAGATCGCCGTCATCCACAATTGTCGCCGCATTAACAAGCGACAAAAAGAACATGTACCAAGCACGGTCGATTAGATTTGTGCGAGGGTCGATCAGCGGCACTCGCGGTGGCGTGATCGGCGTTGGCGTAGCGTTAGGGCTAGGCATTCGTTGGACTCAGAATTAGTTCTGCGCCCATGATTGCAATCTTCACAGGGTCAGTAGCCGATATTTCATAGACGCGATCTCGCAATTTGACAGTCATGCCCAGACGCCGCCAGATTACACGTTTGTAATATTGACCAATCTTGCCCATGGATGCCCAATGCTCGTTAGACCATGTGTGGCCACCATCGTCTGACCAGCGGAGCATGACTTGAGGGTCTTCGCCTTGGCCAAGGTTTAAACCCACGCCAGACTCGCAATCGAGTTGCATCATGTGCTGGGTTGTACGCTTGAGGGTGTTAGTGCCAGTTGGCAGCGCACGCCATGAGCGCAACCATTTCTGAATGCCGCCGTTGTCCGAATAGTCATCTAGGTCAAAGGCGTAGATGTTGCCGTTCTCAAAGTCGCCCACAACAATCTTGTTGTTGAACGCCATCTGGCAGTTGCCACGGTGACGGGTAAAGTTGCCATCAACAAACCCTGCACGTTCATGCCAGGCTTGTGTGGCCGCGTCATAAACCCAAGTTGTATTGGCACTAGGGAAAACCAGTACATAGAAACTGTGGCCATCTTGCTGATAGGTATACGCAATAGCGTCCGATAAATCAGCATACTGCTGGATCTGCCACTCAACAGCGTGGGTAGAGATTCGCACGCCTGCATAACCATTGGCGCGGTAGACAATACCTTGGCCACGGCGGTCACGGCCAAGCCAGAACAGGCCGTTGTCCATCTTGGCCACAGAGAAGGGGGCAGCGCACCCTAACTCGTTAAACGCGCCTTGGATGCGTTGCAGGGGGAAGTCTGTGGCGCCAGAGTCGTACCAGACTTCAATCGAGTTAGTGCCAAACGCCCACACCTCGCGAAAGTTGGACGTTACGGCAAGCAGGCCGTCAGGTGATCCTTCGGTGCTGACAAACTCAAGCGGGTCAATGGATGTGCCGTCCAGTAGCTGTGTCACCCACATTAACTGGCTGTTGGGCTGATTGAACACAAAGTAGCCATCCAGATAGCACACTGTCACAGCACCAGGGAAGTCAGGGTCAGTGATCTGGCCAAAAGCGTTTGTGGTGTTGTTGTAGATGTAGCTGGGGCCATTGGCCGCAATGAACAATTGCGTGCCGTTGTCAGCCAGACTGACAGGGCCAGTGCCCGCCACCGTGCCAATCAGCGTAGGAACGTAGGCGTTGTTGATCTTGTAAAGCTGAGTGCCAGACACCACAAAGCCAACACCATCGTTAGCCGAGAACGCCCACAGACCTCGGATCGGGCCAAGGCCAACTGTCGAGAGTAGTTTTAGACCAGGGGCGCGGTTCAGGAACGCAGGCTCTTTACCGGCCTCGGGGACAATCTCGGGGAAAAGGTTCACCATCCGAGCGTCTGCTGCATTGACGCTTCGGGTGACGTAAGTGGAGCCAAGAATCGGCGTCTTCATCAATAATTACCGGCATAGATGTTGAAACGCTGGCGGTTGGCCACCAATGCGTAAGGCAGTGCCATCACGTCATCTGGGTTGTTGATGCGCTTCAGATCACGCTTGGAAGTCATCGCAATGCGCTGCACTTGTGGACTTGGCTCAACGCCAAACTCAGGCGCAAACTCCATGGCCAAGTTGTAAGTAAACGCACGCAGATAGCCTGGTGGGTAGTACAAAACCGTGGACAAGTTGGCAGGGTTGTTCAGCTCTTCAACCGACACAAAGTGAAACTCTAAAACTTGTGTTGGCCGAGGGTAGAGGTATATCTCAATGTTAGGAAACGTCATGTTGACCCACATCACTTGCGGGTATGTAGACGTTACGGTCTTAACAGCAATACCGTTGTACTGCTGTTGGTTAATCATTTTGATGCCATACGACACGCCGTTGGGCGCTTTGAAGTAGGTGGCATCGTCAAGCAAGATAGGGCGGTTGCCTATGAAGTCACCAGTCGGGCCAAGGGTGCGGCTGATAAGGCTTGAAGGCCATGAGAAAATTTGATCTTGTGTGGAGAACACTGACAGACGCTCGGTTTGCCAACTGTCGATCATTTGATTGAGCGCCATCAAGGCGTCTTGGGACGTAGCCGCAGAGGGCGTCTCACCTTCAGCAAGCACGCCAAGGAGCCGAAGCGCCCGATTGATCTGTTCGCCAGCGGTGTACGTTGTCATGCTTAGACCTCTTCAGTAGTCACTTTTCTACGGCGCTTAACTTCCAGCACGTTTACAGGAGCCGCTTCAGGTTCAGAAGGCGTGTCTGGATTATAGCGAGTCCAGCCATTTTTTTCATCTGCTTCGGCTTCAAGTTCCATTGTGGCAACTTTAGCACCGTGAACAGGGTGAAACATTGTAATGTTCATATTAAGAAAGGGGGTGATTAGCCCCCTTTTGGTTAGGATGCTACCAATGGAACAGAATACCACTGGGTAGTGGAAGATGCCACCAACAACGAACTGGTAAGGTTTGTAATGCTATACGCACCATTAGCCGCAACTGCATTGATTGCCCCACCAGTGGCGGGATAAATCTTCAGCGCACCGGCAGCGGTGTTTTTAACGATAATTACCATACCAGCTACCGCTGTGGGCAAAATTACGCCCTTAGTGCCATCTGCCGCCGAAACGACATTGATACCTTCGGCTAGTGCAGCAGCATCGCCTTGAGTACTGCCAGCCGCCGCAACAGTGGCGACAGAAAGACGAATAGCGCCAGTAAACGTGCCGCTAACTGTGGCAGTTGTTGAAGTAGAACCACTGATAGTAGAGCCAGTGATGACGGCGCCAGTGATGGTCGTGCCAGCAACAAGTTCTGGATCAGAATACGCTACGCCTACGGGTTTGGAATTGGCCATAATGTTTCCTTTAAAAATGGGGGTTGTTTAGACCCCCATTTAATTTAGCCCGCAATGCGGTACAAAGTCCAAGATCCATCGCCGGTTTTACGAGCGCGGAACAAGGCGCCGGTGTTTTCCAACACCACCATGTTGCCGAGCAAAGTCCAACCAGTAGCGGTAGACAATGTGAGTTGATAAGCAGTGTCATCAACGGCAACTGCAAAATCAAATGCAGCGTTGACTTTTTGGGCGCTGCTGATTGCGGCTTCCAAATCGGCAACTGTAGGCAACGTAACAACGGTGTCAGCCGAAGTGTTGCTGGTGATCAATCCTACGGCCATTTGAGCGCCGGTCAGGGTTGCTGTAGTTGCAGTAATTGCAAGAGGAGCGCCTTGGACGATCAGTTGCGCTTCGCTTGTATTGCCTGCGCCGACTTGATAGCCGCCAGAACCATTAGGTAATGCCATGATAATTTCCTTTAAAAGATGTTACAAAATGAAACCCCCGAAGGGGTATTCAGATTAGCCCCAGATGCGGCAGGCCATTTGTGGACGAATTGTGCTGAAACCGTACAAAACGTCAATACGGCAAGGCAT